CCCTTGTCTAATCTTTGACACCCCTAAATAAAAAAAGGGCCACATATATGTATGCGGCCCTAACCCGCGAGGCGCGGGGACATGGAGGAAACCAAAACGAAGACAACACTTACACAGAGTGCAAGCCCCTTGACAATAGCATAGAATCCGGTTACACACAACACCCGTGTGCAATAAAAAAACCGCATATGTTTGAACACCTTATCGCCGCAGAGGACGCAGACTTCACGCCGGTCATTGAAACCGATGCCGGGGAGTTTGATTCTTTTGTGCCGCTGCAAAAAACGACGCCCGCAGAACACATCGACGCGAAGCTACAGACATCTGACTGGATGAAAGAGTTAGGCGCTGTTGATGATGAAGAGGCGGTGACACAGGCTGAACAAAAAGTAGCCACTGAAGCGTTCGCCGCGCTCACTGCTGGTGCAGCTAAAGATACAAGTCACACGCTAATTACTCGACTGGACACGCCTCCGGCGGTAAAGCATCTAGTTAGTATGCTGACGGCGTTTGATTGGGAGTTTGTGCATCGCGCCCAAGAGATCCGGGGCTACGCGGTGTCACAGTTATTGGAAGAGACGAAGCACCCTGATGCCAAGATCCGGTTAAAAGCGCTAGAGTTGCTTGGCAAAGTGACGGAAGTCGCGCTCTTTACCGATCGCGTCGAGGTGAAGAAGACCGATATTAGTGAAGAAGAGCTTGACAAGAAGATTAAAGACAAGTTACGCGCCCTTGAGTTGATGTCAGACGCTGAAGTTATTGAAGAAACGCGCCACTAATGGGTGCGCCCGACATGCTTTCAGGGATGAACGCGGCGCAAAAGCTCGCTTTCCTTGAACTGCTAGAAGAAAAAGAAAAACGCCTGCAGATTGCGCGGGCAAAGCAAGACCTTTTGTCCTTTGCCGACATGCTATACCCCAACTATAGTGTGGGTGGACACCATAAAGTCATGGCGCGTGTGTTTAAAGAGGTGTCTGAGGGGGTAAAAAAGCGGGTGATCATCAATATGCCCCCGCGTCATGGCAAATCAGAGCTAACGTCGTACCTGTTTCCGGCGTGGTTCCTCGGCAGACGCCCTGATTCGCAGCTTATTATGGCAACGCACACCGCTTCGCTATCAGAAGACTTCGGTCGGCGGGTGAGAAACTTGCTTGACTCAGAAGAATATAAGCGTGTGTTCCCCGATACGCAGCTTGCGCAAGATAGTAAAGGTGCAGGTAGTTGGAATACGACCAAAAGTGGCAAGTATTACGCCGTTGGTGTGGGTGGCGCACTGGCTGGACGTGGTGCCAACCTGTTAATTATTGATGACCCGCACTCAGAACAGGACTTAAAGAGCGGATCGAAGTTGCCCTTTGAGCAAGCGTGGTCGTGGTATCAAACGGGTCCGCGCCAGCGTCTGATGTGGGACGGGGCCATCATTGTTGTGATGACACGCTGGGGTCAGTTGGACTTAACCGCTAAATTGCTGGACTACCAGACAAAAAACCCCGATGCGGATCAGTGGGAGGTGATTGAGTTCCCTGCGATACTGCCCTCTGGCACCCCGCTGTGGCCTGAGAAATGGCCTATTGAGAAGCTAGAGCAGACACGCGCTTCGTTAGATGCGCGGTTTTGGAACGCCCAGTACCAGCAAGAGCCGACATCCGATACGACCGCCATCATTAAGCGTGAGATGTGGCGAGAGTGGGAGCCAGAAAACCCGCCGACATGCGAGTACATCATCCAGTCGTGGGATACGGCGCATGATACGAAAACAACGGCTGACTACTCAGCCTGTACGACGTGGGGTGTTTGGTATAACGAGGAGGAGAAAAATCAAGCACAGGTCATTTTGCTTGATGCGTTTAAAGCACGCATGGAGTTCCCCGAGTTAAAGCAAAAAGCGCTTGAGATGTATAAATACTGGGAGCCTGATGCCTTCATCGTTGAGAAAAAAGCTGCCGGTGGTCCGTTAATTCAAGAGCTACGCCGCACCGGGATACCTGTGCAAGAGTTCAGTCCAAGCCGGGGTAACGACAAGATGGTCCGCGTAAATGCCGTGTCGGACATCTTCGCTTCAGGTAAAGTATGGGCACCCAACACCCGCTGGGCGCAAGAGGTGCGTGAGGAGATCGCGGCTTTTCCGGTGGGTGAGCACGACGACTACGTTGATACCACGACACAAGCACTACTGCGTTTTCGGCAGGGGCACTTTATTAAAGTTGACTTAGATGAAGAAGAGGAGTTGCGCATGCAGCGTTATCGTCCTCGCAGTTATTATTAGGAGATTTAGATGGCGATCGACAAAGCACTGTATGAAGCCCCGCAAGGAATACAAGCCCTTGCACAGAATGAACCCGACATCGAGATTGAGATCGAGGACCCTGAGTCTGTCAGCATTAAGATGGGCGACGTAGAGCTTGAGTTTGATAACTACCCCGCCGAAGAAACGTTCAACGACAACCTCGCTGAACAGATGGATGAGCGCGAGTTAGCTACGCTTGCAAGCGACTTGCTCGGTGATATTAAGAACGACCTTAGCTCCCGCAAAGATTGGGAGAAGATGTACACCGAAGGTATCCAGCTACTTGGGTTAAAGATTGAAGAACGTACGGAGCCGTGGCCCGGTGCGTGTGGTGTGTTCCATCCAATGATCACGGAAGCGGTTGTGCGCTTTCAAGCAGAAGCCATCATGGAGACGTTCCCTGCTGCGGGTCCCGTGAAGACGGTGATTGTTGGTAAAGACACCCGTGAGAAAGAAGATGCAGCCAAGCGCGTTGCAGAAGATCTGAACTGGCAGTTGACATCTAATATGTTGGAGTTCCGGCCTGAGCATGAGCGGATGTTGTGGAATCTGCCAAGTGCTGGATCTGCATTTAAGAAGGTGTACTACGATGTTAGCTTGGGGCGGCAGACCAGTCGCTTTGTGCCAGCCGAAGACATTATTCTTCCCTACGGTACATCAGATATGGTGTCAGCCGAGCGCATCACACACCGCATGCGTAAGACAAAGAATGAAGTAGCACGCTTGCAGTACGACGGCTTTTGGAAGGATGAAGACTTACCTGATCCACCTAAGCTTGGGATCAGTGAAATCCAAAAGAAGAAAGACCAAGAGCTTGGCGTTGATGCAAGTAACGATGACCGCTACGTCATCTATGAATGTCACGTGTTACTTAACCTGCCCGGCTTTGAAGACAAAGATAAAGACGGTAACGAGACAGGGCTTGCCCTTCCTTACATCATCACGTTGGTTGATGGCTTAAATACAATTCTGGCGATCAAACGTAACTGGCGTCCAGATGATGACTTAAAACAAAAGCGCGATCATTTCGTACACTACCAGTACATCCCCGGCTACGGTGCGTATGGCTTTGGTTTGTTTCACTTGATCGGTGGCTTTGCTAAGAGTGCAACGAGCCTGATGCGTCAGTTGGTTGACGCGGGTACGTTATCGAATCTGCCGGGTGGTTTGAAATCACGTGGCTTGCGTATTAAAGGAGATGACACGCCGATCGCCCCGGGTGAGTTCCGTGACGTGGACGTTGGCTCCGGTACCATCCGTGACAACATTTTGCCGCTGCCATACAAAGAGCCAAGCCAAGTACTTGCAGGCTTACTCGATAAGATTGTCGATGAAGGTCGGCGCTTCGCAGCTACGGCAGACGTTAAAGTTTCTGATATGTCCAACCAAGCACCGGTTGGATCAACCCTTGCCATCCTTGAGCGCACTCTGAAAGTAATGAGTGCAGTTCAAGCACGACTGCACTTTTCGTTTAAGCAAGAGTTGCAACTCATCGCTGGCTTAATCCGTGACTACACTGATGAGGATTACAGCTATGACGTGGATGCTCCACAAGGGCGGCGTGCAAAGCTGGCAGATTACAGTCATGTGGACATTCTGCCGGTATCAGACCCGAACGCCGCAACGCTATCGCAACGGGTGGTGCAGTATCAAGCAGCGATCCAGTTGGCGTCTACCGCCCCACAGATCTATAACTTGCCAGTCCTTCACCGACAGATGCTGCAGGTCTTAGGTATTAAAGACGCAGCGAAATTAATTCCTGTTGAAGAAGACCAA